CACGCTGAAGCGCAGCAAGGTTTTTAGCACCATAGTCAACTTCATCGATACACAGGACTGCACCCTGGCGGGCAGCAACAGTCACGGGACCGTCACGCCATACCATTTGACCATCGATCAAAATAAAGTTACCGAGCAAATCGGATTCATCAGTTTCAGGCGTCATTGAAATACATACGAATTTGCGACCAAGTTTAGCGCATACTTGTTCTACGGACATAGTTTTACCATTACCTGATTGACCAGTAATGAAAACGGGGTAGAACATTTTCGATGCAACAACTTGCAGCAAGTCATCATAGTTACCAAACGGTACATAATTTTTGTACGCTTTTGGAATTAGATTTTCTGATTCAAGATCGGTTACAACATTTTCAATGCGTTTAGTCATAGGCAACACTTTCGCAATCATATCAACAGCAACAGGTTCAACTTTTTGTTGTGTAACAGAATTCAACACTTTATACATGCCACGTGCAACGCGATTCGATGCCTCTTTAGTAAACCATTGAGGAACAAGAATACCAATTCGATCACAAAGTTCTGCCAACTCTTGTTTGGTGATTGTAGCCTTACCCGTTTCAGCAAGGGCAGACAAAAACAATTCACGATTTTCTTTACGAGCCATGATTTAGATACCTCTCACATTAAGGAATATACATTATATCACTATACGAACCATTTGTCAAGCACTAAAAAAACTCAATAAAATCAATGCTTTGCGATAGATTCTATGAAGCGACCGATCATTACGCGGTTGGTTTGCCGCGTTTTGTTCACTTTCATAAATGCTGTTGCAAGTTTAGAAGCAGTAATTTTACCTTCAACATTAATAGTTTCATCTTCAAGTTTCAAATCAGAGCCACCAGGAATGATGAACAACTTGTCATAACCAGTGGTGTGAGATTCGATATACTTTTCTTTGCGAAGTTTTTTCGTCAACTGACTGATTAAACTAGTATCACCAAAATAATTACCAATATGATTTTCACGCGATGAGAAAGTTTTACCGTTTTTGTCGGCATAATAATTAATCAGTGTATTTTTTACTTTGCTTGTTCTACCCGCAATAAAAAAGCCCATCACTTTAGCACCGGTTGTTTGAGTAATGTATTCCATCAAACCAGCGGTTACGGCTCGATCTGTTTGCTCAAGTTTGATTTGTATTTTATTTTTTTTATCCTTAAGAAAAACTTTTTGTGTTTCGGCTCGAAATATACCGTCGCCACAAATAAAAGAATTGCCATCTGAATCGCCGTCATGTACAATTACAAGATTAACCATGTCAAGATTGTTTTTGGTTTTGAATTGTTCAATTATCGTTTTAGATGCAACCAATGCTTCATTCAACGGAGTATTCGTTAGGCGTTCACCAATAGGTAGATAAGATTCTGCCCATGACATAGTATCAAATATTTTTTTGATACGCAACTGATTTTTAACTGCTTCAGTAAAGTCTGCGGTTTTCATTTTTGACGAAAGAATTTCACGCAGTCCAACATTTCGCATCTGAAGATCACCATGATCTTTAGAAAATTGTTTTGTTGAAGCATTCGCAGAAGTAAAACCATAAACTACAAAAGGAATATTCACTTTGCGGCAGAACATAGTCAACACCAAAATCTGTTCAATAGCACCAGACATATTGTCGGACATAGAACCGGATTTGTCGATCAACATTACCAAACCATGTGATTTACCTTTCGGGATATGCATCATCTTACGAAAGATAGTATCATCAACTTTATAACGATAAACTTTACTAACATCGATATCACCAGTTTCAGAAACACGTTTCTTAGAAAACGAATCAGCAGCCTTTTTCATTTCAAATTCTTTTGCCATCAATGAAATGTATCGTTCATTTATGGATTTGAATTCTGAAATAAGTTCGTTACCGTTAGGAAGTTCATACAAATAGGTTTGGTTGAAATTTTTAAAGTGTTCCGACAGTTCTTTATTTACATCTTGATTAATGATTTCTTTCAAGTTTGCAGTAGGAACAGTAATGTAACGGTACGGAGCAGATTTTTCATCCAACAAGTTTTGTTCTTGTTTACGGAATTCTTTATCGGTAAGACAATCAGGCGCATCTTCTTCACCTTGATTTTGATTTTGTCCTACCGAACCATCGGTTTCATCTTCATACTCTTCATCATCAGAATTTCCATCTTCATACTCTTCATCTTGATCCATATCATCAGATTCTTCATCATCAGAATCATCCGTCTCTTCATGTTCATCATACCCATCATCAGTCGATTCTATTTTTTGTTTTTCTTCTTGTTTTTTTTCTTGTTTTTGTTGTTTCTGCTCTTCTTTAGAATATGCATAGAGTGCTTCAGCAGCAGCAACAACATCATCCCAAGTTTCACATTCGGAAACCATATCAACTAATTCTTGTTCGTCAGGTGTGAATGAAACGAAAACATTCGAACCAAGTTTGAAATGCAGGTTAACACGGTCGATCAAAAACGCATTTTGGATGTTGCGTTTTTTGATACCGAAAAAGTCACGGTCAGCCAATTCATCATATGCTTTCACAAACGATTGGCGCAGACCGGGATAACGGCGTTTGATTTTTTTCTCAATACGCGCATCTTCAACAACATTAAGGAAGTGTTTAAAATTCTTGCGAGGATCAATAACAATAGCATCATGCCAACCTTCGGTAGGCGTTTCGGTTGCATGACCAACTTCATGCCCTAGCAGCAAGTCATAGAGGTGACCTGACATATTTTTCCAAATAGGGCAGACAAGTGTACGGGATTCAAGGTGGAATGATGCAGTTCGAACACTGCGGTGTTCTACTTTGATATTTTCGTTAGCCATTAGACGCGCCAACTGTGATTTGGTTTCTACATTGAACATTGCATTTGCCTTTTCACACTAAGAACAGACATTATAGCATCATTGTGCAGAAATGTCAAGCACTATGTAAGTGCTTGATTTATAAGGGTTTTTTCGTCTAGGGTTTGTAGAATACGAAAATTGGTTCGTATTTCAGCCACATTTTGCCTTTGATCTTACAGAAGTTCTTAGCTTTTGGTAATCCAGTTTCAGTATCGATACGATTCCCACCTGGCATTTGTGCTAGAGCCATCTTAAGTTTACCTTTGTATTCCATACCAAGAGACTTAAGAATATCAATAGAGTCTTGTTCAAGCGGAAGCATATCACCACCAAACATAGCATCGGCAATGTTCCACAGCAAGTATCTATCATTATTTAGATATTCAACACAAGTTTCTAGTGTCTTACGCAAGAAACCTTCACGCCATGCATCATACTGTGAAAACTTTTTATATGATTGCTCTTCGTCTTCAGAGTATGCTTCTTTAGCGAAGTAAGGCGGTGAAGTAAAAATCATATCTAACTTACCCTTGTACTTTTGAAAGTTAGGGTCTTTATCAATCTCTTCTGAACCATGTTGGAAGATTTCGTAAGTATGAGTCTTAGGAAACAATCCCATTGCACGATGCGTTTTAGTATTGAAGAAGTCTGCAAATTCGTGATACTTCGTTCTACCTTCGGATGTATTATGATCTGTGTTTGGATCAGTACCGATGTAATGAATGTTTCTCTCATCATTTACAGATAGCGCACCAAGCAGACGCCCACCCCAACCAGAAGATGGATCATAGATGTTGATTTGTTCTTGCATTTTGAAATGCTCTGTATATCGTTCATAGAGATACTTTGCAGTTAGCGGTGGGAAGTTCACGGCATACTGACAGAACGAAACACGGAATGCTTTCAACCCAACGGGGAATAGTTTTTGTCCTTTTTCATATAGACGAATACGAAACACTTGTGCATCTTTATGCTCGACATTAGTTTTGCATTGTGCAGGTATGTTCAAAGATTCAATCTCACTTTTTTCTAGACGTAGATAAGTTTGATCTTTTAGTTCTTCGTTATATCCTGTATATTCTTTTTCATTCAGAATAGGTTCTAACCAATAGTCATGTGTATTATACTTTCTTGCCTGCGCTTCAAACCATTCAACGAATTCTTTTGATGAAGAAGCAAAAAACTTCATCGATCCAATTTCAATCTTAGCATTTAGCTTGATAGGCAATGAATAATGATAGAACGAATCGCGCTTGAAATGTCTTGATGCATAAGTGACGAATGTATTCAACAATTCTTCTTTGGCAAAATAATCATAAATCGATTTGCCACTATTCACATCTTTGGTATAATTGATTCGCGTCTTCATCATCGTAGGGAACCATTGGTTCACAGCATTACCTACAACGCTAGTGTTACGAATAACATCTTTCTCACCCGTTAGTTCATCTTTGACTAGAAATGTATGAACAGGAAACGAAGTCATTTCATTGAACTGTTCTACGATTTCTTTCTCATCATATCCAACTCTAGGCGGTTGACCCTTATCATCCCATAGAGCAACAACAGTTTTGCGTAGATCAATAACCCATTGACGAAACTCATCTTTCGTCATAGACATAATGTCTTCAAATTTTTTGTTTACATCTGACTCAAGTAACTCTCTATTTTTTTCGTAGAAATATTTCATGCAACGTTCCATATTAAAGCGCCAGGTTTACCGTTCGAAACAACGAACTGCCACAACTTAGCATCATAGTATTTTTCAGAAGGATAAGGGGGTAGATATTGTTCTTCTACAGGTTGATCGTAACTATACGATGAACGCATGGTGATAGCACGCCCCTTTTCATAATCACTCATCTTATGCCCAACTTCAACTGCATATACAGGTACATCAGGGAATGCCATTTGAAGTCCTCGACTCAAAGTACCGCTAGAGGCAACAGTCCATATCTCTGTTGGTTGTACATTCAACGCTCTTGCAACTTTCATAATCGAACCTAGAACAGTAGGATGTTCAAGTCCCAAAGGCAATACTCTACGATTAACCGGATCTTCTTCGTAATACTTTCGTGCTTTTGCTTTTGTTACATTGAGCATACCATTATCAACCCAATGAATCGTACCACCCAAGTCTAGCACTTGCTGCTGATGCCATGTTGGAACTTTTCGTTTAGCCATGAAAAATGTAGCTTTCTTACCATACAGATTACATACATGCGTTAGTGAGATTGGTCCCCAACCTACTTTGTTTGCACCACCAAACACCCATTCATTACCTTCAGTCTTAACGAGATAATCGATGAAACGAGTTTTACTTCCATAGCCTAGTATATCATCACGCACAACAATAAAGCCATTATGATCTTCAACTAGAGGTGCAGGATACGGGTCTTGCCAATCTGCTACTGTTGCAAGATAATCTTCAGCCGACAATAAGTTCATGTAAATCTTTCTCTGTAACAATGTCTACTACAAGATGAATTCTTTCGTCTTCACCACCATTCACTGCCATGTGCGGTTTGCGTGTATCTAAAAACCAACACTCATATTTTTCCATATGAATGTATTTAGGATTTCCATCCGTGTGCCATACTGTAAACTTAACATCATCATTTGTCTTGATAGGAAAATGTAATCGAGAAAGTTTTCCTAATGATCCACCAGAGTCAGGATCGACTTGATCTGTGTGTCGCTCTAACTCACCACCGCCAGGTCGAAGACGCATGAAACGAACACGATGTAATTTGTCTCCGTAGGGTTTTAGTAGTTCTCTTACTTCTTCAAACTGTTCAAACAATTCAGTGTCTTGTAATTCAAAAACACCATCTTTGTTTTCTTCTTGCCACTTGTCATTCATTTCTATGGGTTTTGTAATGAAGAATGGATCAGCAGAATACCCACGTAGAGATAATGCACCCCACGATTTGTTCTTGTTATAGTTGCTGTAGTGATTCGTGAATGCAGGTAACTTGTCTAGCTTGTTTGCAATCGCATCTATTAACTCTTGCTTAACAGTTCCCATCTTCTTGATTGACTGATACTCAGCTTTGTCTATACTTGGAAATGGGCGTGGTCTACCTCTGTAGTATATCATAAAGATTTCACCAAATGTGGTAATCTTTGGTCCTACTCTACAGAAGTTATTCTTTTCAGCCAAAACATTGAGTGCGGTATCTTCAGCCCAAACATACATCCAACAGTTATTGTCTTGATACTTTGAAATTTCTTGTTCTAACAATGTCTCATCACCAACAAGTTCAGACAGAACGATATCATCTTTTTCTTTTACGGCAATGTAAGTATCACCATGCATCGATATCTTACTCTTAGTTTTTGTCGTTGATACATTGATGAAAGTATTATCATCAAGCTGTTTCAGTGTACCATCTTTAAGACTCTGTGCTACATTATTCTTTTTTACTTTGACAAAAGGTGAAACCGTATAGCTGTTGTAATGATCATATTTTGATTCGATACCTTTTAAGTAATCCAAATCATAACCATGTTGCCAAGGTTTCATTACTTTTTCCTCTCATGGCGTTTGATGAGTTTTTCTTGTTTCTTCTTTGCCATTCTCAGAGCAACAGGTCCAACATATTCTGTGAAACGAATACCATTCAAGTGATCTAGTTCATGTGCAAAACAACGAGCAGACAAACCTTCAAGTCTAGTCTGTACTTGCTTACCTTCTTCAGACCAAAACTCAACATCAATCCATTTTGGTCTTGGTACTTTCAGATACACAGCAGGATAAGATAAACAACCTTCAGGCTGTTTGTCCATCTCAGAAGAAGATTGAATGATCTTAGGATTTATACATGCAAACTGAAAATCTTCTGAACCTATAACGAACACACGCTGAAAGATACCACATTGATTTGCAGCAAGCCCAAGACCAGCATACATCTTCATTGTCATCTTTAATTTTTTTACAAGTGCAGTCATGCCTTTATTTGGTAGAACATTTCTATACTCAGGTACTTTTTCTCTGAGCATAGGATGTGTATCACCATAGACACTTAAAGGTTCAATGACTTCTTCTTTGAATTCATTTGATTCTGTATTGATTGTTATAATTTCACTCATGCTTTCATCACCCATTCTTCGGCAAAATCTTCTGCCGCTTGTTCATTATTAAAATAATGCTCTTCTTGATGGTCGGTTCAACTATCAAGACACCATACTCTGTATGATACAGGTCCTCTGGCATAGACTGTTGCTAGTCTACTTTCTTCTTCAAACATATGGAGTTGTTTCATTTCACTATCCTCGAAAAATTCTT